GCCGGGATGTTGTCGGTTTTGCTTTTGATCGCGGAGATGTCCGAGTTGGCTGGCGCGGTGTAAGAGGCCGAGGCCAGTCGGCTCGAAACGGAGGCGTCGAGATTGCTGAGTTCGGTCAGCTCTGTGCGAACGGCTGAAGCCACAGCGGCGGCTGTCGGGGCGCTGGTCGGGGCGGTGTAGTCGGCAGATGCGAGGCGGCTCGAAACGGAAGCATCGAGGTTCGAGATTTCGGTCAGTTCGGTGCGGACGGCTGAGGCCACCGAGCCGGCACTAGGCACGCTCGGCAGGTCGCCGGTCGTGAGGGTTGAGCGGCTCGAGATCGTTGCGTCGAGGTTTGCGAGTTTGGTCGAGTTGGAATCTAGCTCTGTTCGGATCTGGACCACGCTGGGGATCGTGAGACCAAAGATGGCAGCTTCAACGAGGCTTTGGTCTGCTGGGTCGCTTGGGAGATTGTCTGTGGAGGCCTTGATGGCGGCGATGTCGGCGGTTGGTATGTCGCTGACGGCTGCAGGGCTTGCTGGCAAGTTGTCGGTTTTGGCCTTGATTGCCGAGATGTCCGAGTTCGCTGGAGCCGTGTAGCCGCTGGATGGCAAGCGCGTGCTGGTCGCGGCGTCGAGGTTTTCGACTCCGGCGCGACCGAGAACCCAAAGGCTCGGGATGTGCTGGGCGTCCACGGTCGAGTCGGTGGTTTTGAAAATGGCCGCGTATTCGCCTTCGCTGCTGTTGTTCGAGGAAAGCGTGTAGGAATACAACCCGCCGCCGAGGGCGGTGGCGCTGCCTGCGGTCACAATCTGCGTGCCGCTTGGATTGTAGATGTCAACGGTGACGGTCAGGCCGGTTTTGCCTTGTTTGCTCGCCGTGTAGAAGGCGAGGAACTTTACGGAGGTGGAGACTTGTTCGAGCATGGGTGGTGGTGGGTTTAGATTTCTTCGGGTTGCGGGAGTAGTGGCAGGACTTCGGACATGGGGAGGACTTCGACGAGCGGGAAAAGCTCGCTGGGGAGATGCGCAAATCCGCCGGAATAGAGGCCGCCGGGGCCGACTTCGGTTAGGAGATCCGCGCAGAGCATGAGTTGGCCATCGACGAGTTCGACGGGGCTGGCGACATGGCGCGGGTTGCCATGCTCGGCTTGGACGGCGGCGAGTTGCGCGGCGAGTTCGGGCGAGAAGACGAGCGCGAGGTCTTTGGTGGCCTCGTAGCTCACGGGCTGTTGGATGAGGTCGGCGAGTGTCATGGGATGGCAGCGGCGAGCGCGGTCATGAGGTTGGATACACGGGTGTCGAGGGCGGCGAGGTCGAGGTGTTCTCCGATGGAGTAAAAAGATAAGCGGCCGTCCGAATAATTGCCTGTTGTTCCGCGCCTATAAATGTCAATAAATAAAGAGATAGGGGGATCTGATGCGCGTGTAACACTTCCGCTCAAAGAATTATATCTAATCTGTATATTTGCAGAATTGTTTCTTGAAGCTGCAAAAAGCCCTGTATTTAAAGAAGGATTTGCAACTTGGTTTGCCTGTCCGTTGATCCTAAAAAAATGACCTGTTGGGTTTGAACCTAGCTGGGTTGTGCCGACACCACTGGCGGTGCCTAATATAAATCTATCGTTAGTTCGATTTGGAATTTGCGTGTAAAAGCCTGCCGCGTGCTTGTTGTTTTGCGGATCAACAGCGTTGTTTCTGTTAGAGTTCAAATATTTAGTTGTGCCGTTGCCTTTCAAACCATCGCGTCGGCTGTAATCGCTAGAAACAAAATTAAAATTAGTGGGCGCGGTTCCGACGAGTGGGACGAGCGCACCGGAGAGCGTGCGGGCTCCAGCCACAATGCACGAGGATTTTATCGCGCTCCAGATCCCGTCCTGTTTTAATCCTTTAAAAAATTGGTCGTAAGCAGACTTGACGCCATCTTCCAACGCTTGGCCGTCTGCGGTCTCGACGGCGGCGATATACGCCAACGCATCAGGATCAGGCGGCAAAATCGTCGGCACGCGGAGGGGGGAGAGTTGGCCGTAGAGAGGGCTAAGCATAATTCAAATTCCCCTTGTTTGACCACGCGCCGGTGGCGCTGGATTCGGTGCTGGTTGTGCCTGCTGAGTTGAAAATGGTTCGGGAGATTTCCCAGTTGGCGCTGTCGTAGACGCTGCCGTTGTTGGGAAAGTCGGCGTAGAGGAGGAATCCGAGGTAGGTGGTGGTGCCGTCGGCGGAGATGTCGAAGGCCCAGACGCGGTCGGGGGCGTCTTTGGCACCGGCGAGTTTGTAGACCGTGCCGTTCGGATGCTTGGCGTAAATCTTACGATCTGTGTGGTTGATCGAAATCGCTCCGGGCGAGAGCTGGTCGGCGGTTGGGATTTTGCCCGCGACCGTCGAGAGTTTGGGAACTATTTGTGTGTTTGCCATGTGGCGTTTTTTGTTTTGCGGGTTTGGGAACCCCCGCTTGGCGAGGCGCTATGGAGCGCCCCGCCGGGGTTGGGTTAGGGACTAGTAGCTGCCGCCATCGATGGTCTGCTCGAGGCTGGACAGTCTCGACTCGATGTCAGCCACATCGGCCTCGACTGCGTCCAGGCGGGAGTCGGCGCTGGCGTTTTCGAGGGTCGTGATGCGGTTCGAGAGCGAGGTGTCGGCTGTCGAGCGGGTCGAGCTCTCGGCATCCAGATTGGTCTGGACTGCGGCGATGTCGGACTCGAGGCCGGACACATCCGATGCGCGGGCGGCGGCCTCGGCGGAGACTGCGGCGATGCGGGCGGACTCTTCAGCAACGATATCGGCCTCGGCGGCGGTGACGCGAGTCGTGAGCGCGCTCAAGTCGCTCGAGACGCCATTGATCGAGGTCTGAAGGCCGGAATCGCCAGCGATGCGGGCGGTCTCTTCGTCGTCGATCGCGGTGTTGATCGAGGAAATGGCGGATGCCAGGGCGTTGTCGTTCGTGAGATCGACGCTGTTGATGAGGTCGACAATTTCTTTGAAGCTGTCCTTGTCGGCGTCAGAAGCGGAGAGGATCGCATCGATGCGGCCTTTCTCTGTCGAGATTTTGCCGTCGAGAACGAGGTCGGCTGCTTCACGAGCGGACTGCTCGGAGCTGATCGCGGATTGGCGCGCGGAGGTCTCAGCGGCGATGTCGTCGGCGAGGGCGCTCTCGGCTCCTTGGGCGCGGGTGACTTCAGCGGCGAGGTTCGAGGTGAGCGTCGAATCCGCTGCGCTCCGCAGGTCGGCTTCGGCTTGGACCGCGTCGTTGACGAAGGTCTTTGTTGCGAATGTGTGGCTGCCGCCGATTGCGACTGGGCCGTTTGCTGTTCCTACAAAAAGTGAGGAATTTTGAAGGTCCATTGCCAACTCGCCAGTCTGAAGACTGATCGGAGCGCCGGAACCGCGTTTGATTTTAAGGATGGGATTTGCCATGGCTAATTAGGTGGTGGTGGTGGTTTTGGTTGGGCTGTTCGTGGGTGGGTGATTGTCAAAAAATGCCCGCGTCGATCACGGGGATCATGAGTGCGTAGGCGCTCGCGGTGGGGCTCCAGCGGTAGGGCATGCCTTCGTCAAGGGCCATGTAGAGGCGGTCGGGTTTCCCGATGCTAGGGAAGGCGGAGCGGTTCGGGTATTCGACGACGCTCGGCGGGAGGGTGAGTTCGAACGAGGAGAGATCGAGCGTCTGCGTGATGTTGGATTCGGTGATCGTTGTCATGCGTAGACGAGAGTCTCCCGGTTAGCCCACGAGCCGACGGCGGTGGCGGTGGCGAGGATTTGGCCTGCGGCGTTGAGGGTGCTGCGGCGGATGGTCCAGCTTGTGGCGGTCTCTGGCAGGGCTGGCGCGGCTGGGCGGTTGGCGTTGAGGAGGCGGCCGCTGTAGGTGGTGAGGCCGTTGGCGGATTGGTCGAACGCGTAGATGTAGAGGGTGGGATCGATGGGGCGCTGGACGGTGCGGAGTCCAAGAGCGGTGCAGGAGATTTGCATTCCGGCACTCGGCGCGGTGTCGAAGGTGATCGTGCCGCTGGCTTCGCTGACGAGGTAGTCGGTGCCGGGGGTTTGGGTGACGCCGTTGAGCGCGACGAGCACATGCTCGGGGTCGCTGCTAACCAGGCCGTCGATCAAGAAAGTGGTGGCAACGCCGGTGCCGATGCGGACGGTGGTGTTGATTTGCAGGCCGGGGGCCGATGCGATGATGTAGCTCGAGAGGCCGGTGATCTCGGTGGCGTCGTGCGTGTGGCCGATGGGGGATTTTCCGTCGATCTGCGTCTGGAGACTGCCGATCGAGGCGGCTGCTTCGGCGATGGAGTCCAGCGCGGCAGGGTCCAGATTCGCGGTTAGATAATCGATCCGCGTCGAGAGCGCGGCATCTCCGGCGATGCGTGCATTTTGCTCCGTGGTCAGGTCGGCGGTGCGGGCGATGGTAGCGGCGAGGCGGGCGTCTGGCAGCGTGCCGGTGGTGAGCAGGCTGGCGTCGGTGGTGGGAGGCGCGGCGGCGACGACGGCGGCCGCGAAGTCGGTGATCTTGCTGGAAAGGTGTGGCGCGGGCGGGAACTCGGTGGGCTTGCCGGTGATGCTGTCCCAATCAGTGGCGAGCGGCGTGACGGTGCCGGTCGAGTCGATGGTGGCGAAGTCTCCGTTGGGGAGGAGATAGAGTCGGCGGCCGTGGTCGGGCTTTTGCGGAGCCTGCGGGTCGATGCCGAAATTGATAAATCGGACGAGATTGCTCATGGTGCGGTCGGGGCGGCCATGAAGCCGATTCCGTTGTTGCTGCTTTGCGCGAGAAAGGCTTGGCGGGTTCGGAGGGGGGTCATCCACTTGGTGTGGTCGGTGCCTGCTTCGGCTTCGCCTTGCGTGGCTTTGC